AACACCAGTTGTAAGTCCACTGAATCCGGATACGGCTGACTGTACATTACCGATCTGTGATCCGAATAATGAGATCGCCGGTCTAGCTCCTGCAAGCACTGCTGCAGTCTTGCCAAGATTCATGAGCTCATCCGTGCTCATATTCTGCAGCTTATCGGCTAACTTTCCAACACTATCCGTAAATCCCTTTAGTTGCGGAACTGCATCTCCAATTTTTCCGGATAAAGATTCCACCACATCCATTCCGGTCTTTCCCAGACGCGGAATCATTTGGCCAAGATTATTTAAGATGTTCTTTGCCGCTGTCCAGAATGTATCAACCAAATCATTCGCACTTATTACGCCAGCTTCAAAATTCTCCCAGGCGGCTTTTGCAGAATTGACAGAACCTTCAATTGTTGTGGATGCTTCTTTTGCAGAAGTCCCTGTGATTCCGAGATTTTGCTGGACTTTGTGAATCGCCTGAATCATCTGATCAAACGTTATATTATCCAGATCTTCTATCTTTTCGTTTAAGATACCAGAATCATTGATCAATCGGATCATTTCCGACTGCGTACCGCCATAACCTAATTTAAGGTTATCCAGCATCGTATAATTCTGCTTTGCAAAACCTTGATAGGCATTCTGGATATCCTGCATATTCGTACCCATCTTATTGGCATTATCTGCCATATCAATGATCGCCATATCTGCTATCTCTGCAGCCTTTGCAGTATCTCCGCCTAAGCCCTGTAGTAATGATGCTGAAAAGCTTGTAACCGTTGACATGTAATCATTAGCAGAAAGCTGTGCTGTTTTGAACGCATTGTTTGCGTTCCTGATCACTGTCTTGGCACTATCTTTAAATAGTGTCTCTACACCACCGACCTGCTGCTCCATATTGGCGACTACACCAAGGGAAGACTTTACAATCGCCGCTGCTCCAGCTCCTACAGCTGCAACAGCTCCGGTCATTGCCTTGCTGACTACAGATAAGCCACTTTTTCCAAGACTTCCAAGCTTATTTATGCCTTCATTGAACCCACTCTCATTGATTTTGGTATCAAAATTCAAATATCCATCTGCCATACTATCATCCTTTCTGATAGCACGGCTCAGGGGCTCACAAGTGCTTAATTCTTAATTTTTATCTCCACCTCCCGTCGGCATTTGCGGCATTTTACATACAGTCCGCTGCACACTGCAGTATCTACGTAAACAAGCAGATGCTGACCGCAGTACGGACACGGATACCACTCACGCCGTGTCGGTATTTTAATTTCCATCACGAGAACATATCTCCAATCTCATAATCATCAAGCTTTCGCTGTTTCTTTTTCAGCGCAACAGCTCTCTGGATCTTCTTGATCCGTTTACGTTCGTCCTTGTCCCGGATTGTTCCAGGATCAATCGAACGATACATAATCCGTTGTTTAATCTCTGTACCATCCGGCAACCAGTCAAACAAGCTCCGGAACTCCCACCAGTGCATATAATCGATCTGCTGCAGGTCGATTCCATATGCCTCCCGGAACGCTGCATAAATGCAGCCGGCATCTTCCGAAAAAGAAAATACCGGCTTCCCGCTTTTCTGCTGCTCTTCCTCTTTATCTTCCAGATCATCCTGGTACATCCTTTTGCACATCAGGAAATCTCCAAGTGCATAAATTGCAGCTTCAATATCATCCGGAATCTGATCCAGATACCACTGCAACAGAAGTCCGCACTTCATCCGCCACGGAACCGAGTCGTCTTCAACCAGCTCCGTAAAACGGATCCATTCACGGAAATCTGTCACGATCGGGTAGTACTCCCCGTTCACCTTGACTTCTTCCGGAAACTGCTCATATAAAATATTCATGCTCTGCTACCTTCCGGCATTGGTATGTTTCCCTCTACCATACTGTTTCTGGTAGTTCCTTCTCTGTTGACGGTTTCCACTTGGCTGTGGCTGCGGATGCGGGAACTGCTGCGTTGTATTTTGATTTAGTACATACTTATCATATTTATCGTCCAGTTTCTTTGCTTCTGCTGTTTCAAAGTCTAACAATGATTCAGCCGCTTCGTTACACAGCTTGATGCTGTTCTTTCCGCAAAGGATCCGCTCCCCTGCTCCCTCGCCAAACAGGGTATCGAAGAACACATAAAAACACGCGCACTGCGCGCGGATGATATCACTGTTCTTTCCGACTACCGGAACATTCTGCTCCGCTTCATGCATTGCTGCTTTCGCTTCATCAATCGCATCTAAAAAATCCGCATCCGTGAAATCCACGTCCGCTTCAAAATCTCCAAATTTCCAAAGGCTCATAGGCTCACTCTCCCATTTCTTCTTTATTCTCCGCCAGCAGTGAATGTACAGGTCTTCCATCCGTCTGTGGTGGTTGCAGTACCCTTTGTGATTTCTCCGGCCGCTTTAAAGCTGCCTTTGTAAATCAGGGCATCCGTACCGTCCCCTTCTGTATCGGGAATTACACTCCATGTTCTCTTTCGTGCAGTACAAGTTGTTTCCGATGTCTTCTGCTCAAACAGATCTACCACCACAATATCAACCTGTGCTTCTGTTCCGAGAATCTCATCATCGGTAATTGCTGCAATCTTTTCATGTACCGGATCATTGGTATACCGGTCAAATTCGTAATCGATTGCCGGCGCATAACCGACTACGTCACTTCTTTCAGACGCCTCATCCACATATTGCCGGCTGTACTCTGTCGAGTTCTTTCCATCCGACAGCGATGTAAATCCCGTCATTCTGGTAAATGTTTTTCCTGATCCGTCAGCATCCATAAAAGCCACTCTCTTATGTCTGCCAACTAACATTTTTTCACTTGCCATTTCTTCACACTCCTTACTTATAAATCAATCTGCATATCATCTGATACCGTCCCAAATCGGCCTCTGTACTAAACAAATAGCCGGACTGCAGCACTTCAACTTTTATAGCATCGTGCCCGTCCAGCTCTGGAACAATATCATTCAAGTTATTCTGTTCTGTCCACTCTTCAAAGTTCTGATAAAAACCACTGTTGGCAATACCGGTTCTTGCATCCCCATCGTAGGCTTCCTTACTTGTCAGAGCGAACTGGAACTGCTTCAGGCAGCCCCCATCCACATATCTCTTATAGATAGGATCTACGCCGATTGGATCAATGGAATATTCCATTCCATCACCAAGATAATCAATATTGATCTTCCGGTTATCAATATCCGGATACATCCTCACATACTCCCGGATGCTCTCAATAATCGTTTTTCTTTTACTGTCCGGCAAGTTTCTCAGCTCCTTCCCTGATGGCATCTTTATGGCTCGCTTTCATTGTTTCAAACCATCTTGCCTTAGTTTTATGCTCGTAATACTGCCGGCGGGCATATGGGGCAAGATATTCAATAGAACCGGAACCAACCACCGTACCAAGCGTCCCGGACTTAATCAGCATCCCGGTTCTTCTCGGTGTCAATGGATTCATGTAGCGTAGACACTCGGAATCCACAAATGCCTGCGCCCTTGAAAATCCCTCCGCTTTTTTCTGCGCGAATCCCGGAGCCCATTCCAGCCGTGCCGTGGTAGAACCATTCTTACCAGTCACCGTAAATACACTGCCTCTCGGAGTTGTGATCCGGAATTCTTTCTTTCCTGCCATCTTACTCGCCTCCGATCCGCCAGTGCGGAGTCGTACCAAACCGGTTGTCCGACCAGCTTATCACCTTGCAGTGCTTCTGGAACACGGCTTTCAGATCTGCCGGTCTTTCAATCTCGATCTGGCTCTCTCCCAGGACAATCTGATCATCATTCTGTATGGTCCAGTATCCATAACCGCCACAGCAGGCGAACTGATCCGGCGGAAGATACTGCCCTGCTTCCGGAATATCCGCGGGAATCCGGATTTTGTAAACCTCCGCACTTTTCAGTCCGTTATCCGTAACTGCAGTCTTATGGTCCACACGGACGTGGACACCATGCAAAACGGTTCGGATCCAGGTATCGTAATGTGTGGAATCACCGCTTATTCTGTTATAAACTGTCACATCTGCATTTGTGATCACACCGCACCCCTACCTTTCTTGACAGCCATCCAGTAGGGAGAAGATAAGGATATACCGCATCATACACCTTTTTCTTCACCATCTCTTCCGCTGTCTTTCCATCCGTCTGCTCTGTGACATAGGTCACACTGTAGCCATCGTTATTTTCTGACTT